TTTGACTTCGATAAAGATGGAACTGCTGATCATGTAACTTTTTATGCTGGTGGGAGAATTACAAGTCAAGGTGAAGGTCAATATATAAACGTTATTGGCGGTAATCAAGGTGGTGGAGAAGTCTCTATTAGAGAAAATGAACCTGGGTATACACTAGATAATGTAGCAGCAATTAGAAGGGTTACTTATGATGGAGATGCTTATGAGATAGCTCAAAGTCATAAAGATTCAGATCCTGTGTTTAAAACTTTTTTGCCAGAAGAGCATGAAGATTATGCTTTAAATTTACAAGGTAATTATAATGAGGGTGGTGATGTAGCAGCTCAGATGGACTCTATGCTACCATCTGCTGATGATGATATTCGTCCAGAAGATTACCCTCAGTATAAACCTGACGACTTCACTGGTAGAAGTTTTGCAGCTGACTCCTTTCAAGAAACCAAAGATAGATTTATGGATGCAGGTAAGATTGATGTAGATCCTGATGATCCTGCTATCTTTACTGCATATAAACGTGCTGTAGACTACCTTAAAGACACAGGGCTTGCGGGTTTAAGTTTAGCTGACACTGCATTTAAATATGCTGTAGGTTCTGTAGCTCAAGTTATGCCAACAGAGCAGTTAGAAAAACGTATGGCTAGAGATCTTTACTCTATGCCAGAAGCCTTTGGTGGAGCTGCAGGTGCTAAGAGCATAACTCAACTTGATGATGCAGCTGATGCATTCCTTGAGGGGTCTAGGCAAGTAGCACAAAAGCTAAAGACAGAGTATGACCCTACGATGGTTAGAAGCTTTGTTGGTGCTACTCCCCCTACTTATCAAAAACGTGAGACTCCTTTATCATCCCCATTACTTTCAAAAAATTTAATGGCTACTGAAACTTATCCTAATACTGCAAGATTGTTACAACAAGAACTTGGTGATAACTTTACGTCTATTCCTGATGAAGTTTTAGACATTTATAATATGGGCCTTTTAATCTTTAGAGAACCTATTGTAGAGTTTGCAGAGACTTTAGATATTCCTAAAAAAGGTTTATTAGGTTCAGAGTTTTTAAACCGAGTAAAAAAGAATCCATCTATTCCAGAAACTTCTTTGCAAGAAAGTGTTATAGAACCTTCTAAAAGGTACACTAAAGATGAGTTACTTAGAGCTTTAGGTGTAAATGCAAACACTCAAGGAACTTTTAGATCAGTTGCAAATATTTCTCCCGCAAGAATAAAACAATTTGAACGGTATCAACGACAAGGAAAAGATGCAGGTTTTGTAGGTGGAACTGAAATTGATTACTTTGATATACCTATAGATGTAACTATTGGGTATCCTGGCAAGAAATTTAAAGCTCATTCTCAACATTATCAAAACGAAACTTTAGTTCATGTTAGGGGATCTATTTTAAATAGTAACCCCTTACCTGACAAGCCACTAGTAGCCTTTGATACTATAATTGACGATGATAATTTTTTACTTGTAGAAGAAATTCAATCTGACCTTCTTACTAAAGGTTATGTAAAACCTAAAAGTCCTTTTGACGCAGCTTTCTCTAAGGCCATTGAAAAGTATAATGCTGATAATCCTGTAAGTTATCAAGAGGCTTATGGAGATATTTCTACTGACATACAAAAGATTTTTAAAGAGTTAGATGAAGAAGGAATATATTCTCCAGAACTTCCTATCCAGCTAGAATCACTTAACTCTAACCCATTTTTTAGCCCTGAAACAGAAGCTGCTTTTACTAATAAGATTTCAGATAGAGGTTACACAACTTTTGAAGAACTTAAAGACTATATCAAAAGTCAAAATACAAATTCTGAGCAGATTTGGGGTGTTCTTATTAGACTAACACGTGAAGTTCCAGGTGTTTCTATAGTTAATGATGCGCTAGGTGGAAAAACTTATACTAATATATCTTTAGACTTAGATGATCCTGCTTTTGATGATTTTTTAGAAACTTTTTATGAGTCTGTAAAGGGTAGTGAGATTGATCATGAAATTCATATGCATAAATATGAGGATGTTATAGATGATTATAATGAGGTAATACTAAAAAAGATAAAAGAAAAAGGCCTCAGTAAAGAATTAGACCTAAACGACTTACAAAGACTAAGAGAAAAATACGAGGATGCTGGATCTGAAGGCACCTTAAGTGTAGGGCTACCACCAATACGAAAGAATAAACAAGCTGTAGATGAAGCACTTAAAGTCCTTATAGCTAAAGCAGCACAACAGGGTGTAGATAAAATTGTTATTCCACCAGCAAGTCGTATAGCTATGGCTAGAGGTAGAGAGCTTAAAAAAGATAAAGGTGATAGGTTTTACAGAACTTATGTAACTGACTTAAACAAATCTTTAAAAGAACTTGAAGATAATTACCCTGTAATAGTACATAGAGATGTTGAGTTGCCATACCTTAAAGAGTCTGACCCTGACGTTGGAGACTTTGAGGATCTTGATATGGAAGCTGCCTTACAAGCTGCAATAGATGCAGAGGATCCAGAAGCAGCCGGAGACATAGCAGAACTAATCCTAACTGATGGTAAAAGACTTGATGCTGACAACAGAGGTACAATCTTAGACATCTCAGAGTTAATGGATAAATACAAAATAGAACAACCAAGACAGTTTGCCAAAGGGGGCGTAGCAATGAACGAACAAATGGAAATGGCCTTTATGCAACAAGGTGGACTAAAAGACGATGGCATGAAGCGAGACCCAGTGTCAGGTAATGAAGTACCTAATGGTTCTATGGCTAAAGAGGTACGAGATGATATACCCGCTCAACTATCCGAAGGTGAGTATGTAGTACCTGCTGATGTCGTCAGATACCTCGGTGTAAAACATTTTGAAGATCTTCGTAATCAAGCAAAAAGTGGCTTGCAATCTATGGAAGCTAATGGTAGAATTGGTGGTGAGCCTGTTCCTGTTGGTGGACCACAAGCTCCCACACCTTATATGGCTCAGGGTGGGGATCTTACACCAGATGAAATGGGAGAAATTATGCGTATGGCTCAAGGGGGTATGATTCCTTCTGACCCATATCAGCAACAACAAGCGCAATACACACAACCTGTTGTTCAGGGGCTACAAGCTGGTGGCTTTTCAAGTGAAGAGTTTATGACTACTCCAGGTCCATTTAGTGGTGGTAAGTATACTGGCGAGTTTAGTACTGAACAACCCGTAATAACAGCACCAACTAAAACTGCTGGTCAAACTCCTTCTACTTTGTACGGACCTAATGGTGAAGTAGTAACTTTTATGCTGCCTTCAGAGCAAGAAAAATATAATAATTATATCCAACAAGGTTATTCCTCAAATCCTCCAGGGACACAAACTGTTGAGGCACCTCAAGTATTAAGGGGTAGTAGTGACAGTGATAAAATGAATGCAGATAAAAAACGTTTGCAGGATATGGTTGATGAACAAAATCAAGGTAGTCAACTTGCAATATCAGAAATGAATAAAGATGAATTACTAGATGCCTATAAGGGTGCTGAAGCAGCTAAGTATGTTTCTATGGGACTACTTACTGTAAATCCCCTTATAGGCGGTATAGCCAGACTATTTTCAGGTAACCAGAGCCAACAAATCCAAGAAAGATTAAAAAATGAATTTGGAGTAACTGAACTACCAGAGGTGGATTTTAGTAAGCAAGGATTACTGGGTGGTTTTTTAAGTGGGGATAACATTTTTAATCAATTAGATAAAGCTATAGCTGGATTTTCTTTGCAAGGTACGGGTTCAACTTATAAACCTTTATATAAACCATCTAATGCAGGTCAGTATGGTAATAACTTACAACAAGCAACAGGAAGTTTTTTTGGTAGTGAACAAGAAGCTTACGATGCAGCGGTAAAAAGTGGTAACACTGCAGCAGCTAATCACTATGATGCTATAAATAGACTGAGGGGTAAAAAGAATGACTATTCCAATGCCACTAAAAATATGACTCCAGCACAAAAAACTGCTTATGGTAATAGTCTTGGGTTATCTGCAGCAGATATGGCTCAAGCAGATAGGGATCAAGGTTCTCAGTATAAACCTGCACCTGTTACTGAACCTACAGATAAAAAAGTATCTACTTCAACAAGTTATCAACCAACTGTACCTTCAGGTGGACCGGGAACATTTAAGGTTTCTACTAACAGAGATCCCGGCCCATCAGGTGCAGAAGTCGCAAAAGCAGCAGCAGCAAAAGCCACTAAAAAAGCCAAACAGAAAACATCTGGTTTATCTGCTACAGAGAAAAAAGGTGGTGCATCATTAGATAAATCTTATGGTATATCTGGGTTATCAAAAGGCGGCTTAATGAAGAAGAAGAAATAACTAAACGACAATAAATAACGATAAGGCTACTCGGCTACGGCTGACCCCAACATAAGGAGAAATAATATGCCTGAACTAGCAGAAGTGGAAACACCAAAAACTGCAGGATTCGTTGATCGTGGATACAATCACGCAAAGCGTAAGCAACGAATGGAAGATGAAGCTAAGGAGATTGCAGAACTTGAAGCTGAAGCAAGGGGAGAAGCCCCAGTAGATGAAGCAGAAGAAGTTGAAGAAGCTACCCAAGAAGCAGAGACCAATACAGAAGTTGAAGAAAAAACGTTATCTGCAGAAGAAAAATCTTTTAAAAAACGCTACGGTGACCTAAGACGCCACATGCAGCAGAAAGAAAAAGAGTGGGATGCTAAACTAGAAAACCTGCAAAAAGCTTCTGCTAAAGCTGGCATTATCCCACCTAAGTCTGATGAAGACATTGAAGAGTGGGCTAAAGAGTATCCTGATGTAGCTGGTATTGTAGAAACAATTGCAGCTAAGAAAGCACAGGAGATGTTTGAAAAGGCTGATACTCGACTAAAAGAACTTGACGAAGCTCATGCAGAAGCTCATCGAGTTAAGTCTGAAAATGAAATACGTAAGTCACACTCAGACTTCGATGAGCTACGTGAGGCAGATGAGTTTCATGACTGGGCTGATGCACAACCTAAGTGGGTTAAAGATGCACTATATGAAAATGCAGATGATCCAGCCTCAGTAGTACGTGTTATTGATCTTTATAAGTCAGACAAAGGTCTTACTAAAGAAGCTAAGAAAGCAAGCAAGAAAGCAGCAGCATCACCTGTAGCCAAACGAGGTAAAACAGAAGTAGATGTAGCTGATTCTAGTAATACAATTCGGGAGTCAGAAGTTGCAAGAATGTCTGATAAAGAATTTGAAGAACGTGCAGACGAAATTAACAAAGCAATGCGCACTGGTAAATTTGTCTATGACGTGTCTGGTAATGCCAGATAAACTATTGACAAACAAAAAATCAATAGTATAACTAGGGACATAGAACAAAAGCCTCTTATGACTACCTTTTGTTCTGGTCCAATTTCCACAAGTCTAAACTATAAAGAACCACCTGTTCAAGTACAGGCCCGTAAACTAACGGTTGGCCGACTGTTAAATTTACGCACCCTAGAAAATGTAACAGCCTCTTATTGGTATTAGCTTTGTAACGAAGCCAACTATCAGGAGGATTTATTATGGCTTTTTCAACAGCAGGGGGATACGGTAACTTACCTAACGGTAACTTCTCATCCGTAATCTACTCCAAAAAAGTACAACTTGCTTTCCGCAAGAGTACTGTATGTGGTGACATCACCAACTCTGATTATTTCGGAGAGATCAGTGCCCAAGGCGACACTGTTAAAATCATTAAAGAACCTGAGATTTCCGTAAGCTCATATGCTCGTGGTACTAACATCTCAGCACAAGATCTTGACGATGAGGATTTCTCATTGGTCGTTGATAAAGCTAACTATTTTGCTTTCAAAATCGACGACATCGAGGAGGCTCACTCACATGTGAACTTCATGGATCTTGCAACCAACCGTGCAGCTTATCGTTTGGCTGACCAGCACGACCAAGAAGTTCTTGGTTATTTGGCTGGCTTTAAGCAATCAGCTTTGCACACAGATGCCGATACTGTCAATGACCAAGTAAACGGCACTAAAGCAGTAACCACTGCTGGTTCAGATGAATTGCTTTCAAGCATGAAACTGAAAAAAGGTGACTTTGGTAACATCACAACTAGTTCTGCTGGTGATCACTCGATCCCAGTTGCAGCACGTTTGCCTGGTGCCACTGCCCTTCCAACTGCTACAGCTTCACCAGCAATGGTTGTTGCTCGTATGGCTCGCCTCTTGGATCAACAACAAGTTGATACTCAAGGACGCTGGCTGGTAGTTGATCCAGTATTTATGGAAGTACTTCGTGACGAGGATTCACGCCTCTTTAACGCAGACTTCGGTGAATCAGGTGGACTACGCAATGGTCTGGTCTTGAATAACTTCCACGGTTTCCGTGTATACACTTCAAGCAACCTGCCTTCAGTTGGTACTGGTTCAGGTACTACAGGTACTGCAAACCAAAACGCTAACTACGGTGTTATCGTAGCTGGTCATGATTCTGCTGTAGCAACTGCTGAGCAAATCAACAAGACTGAAACTTATCGTGACCCTGACAGCTTTGCTGACATTGTTCGTGGTATGCATCTATACGGCCGCAAGATCCTTCGTCCAGAAGCTCTTGTCAACGCCAAATATAACTTGGCATAAGGGAGGACTAAACAATGGCTTTACAATCTCCAGTTCGTATTGAGACTGCTGTAATCGCACACGGTTCTCTTACCACTAGCTCAACTCACGAAATCGGTGTAGTTCCACGTAACTGTGTGGTTCTTGCTGCTGGTTCTGAGTGTACTGCTGCAGCTACCGTTGGTGGTGCTAACGCAGTAAGTTACGGTGTAACAGGCGGTGACGTTGATATGCTTGGTACTGCTGATATTAATGGTGCTAAAACACTTGGCGCTACTACTACCACAGTAAACGGTATTACTAATGTCACAACTGCTGACACGACCATTACTGCATTGCTTGCAGGTTCAAATGCTCCATCAGCAGGTTCTTTCCAGTTCTTTGTAGTATATGCCCCAATGGGTGCTACTAAAGCTGCTGCGGAAGTAGACCGTGATACGCTTGCATAAGTGAACTAACCTTAGGGGCTGCTTTCTAGTGGCCCCTTTAGGCTATCTTAAGGGAACACAATGGCATATAATTACTTAGGTCTTACAAACGAAGTTCTAGCTAGATTTAATGAGGTAGCTTTAACTGAAGCTGGTTTTGCATCTTCTCGTGGATTTCAAACCCAGTGTAAGAATGCAGTAAACGATGCTATTAACTATATTAATACTCGTGAATTTAGTTGGCCTTACAATCATGCCACACAAACAGAGACACTTGTAGCTGGAACAACACGTTACACTATACCTGCTACATCTAAACATGTAGACTATGATACCTTTAGAGTTGTAGAAGATACGTCTTTAGGTGCTCAAGGTAAATCACTAACTATTTTAGACTATAAAGACTATTTAAATAGGTATATAGAACAGGAAGACAGATCTGATATGGGTGGTGTACCTACTCATGTATTTAGAACCCCAGATAATAATTTTGGTTTATACCCTTATCCAGATAAAGCATATTCTATAAAATTTGAATACTATGTATATACAACTGCACTATCTGCAGCAACAGATGCCCCTACAATACCTGAACAATATCGTCAAGTTATTGTAGATGGAGCCACAGCTTTTGGTTATCAGTACCGTGGTGAAGGTGGTGAATATCAATTAAACTTTGCTCGCTTTGAACAAGGCATTAAAAGTATGCAAAGCTTACTTAGCAATAGAACAAACTACTTACGTTCTACAGTAGTAACAAGAACACCTATTGGAAGATTTGTAGCATAGATGGCAGATGAATCAGGCTTAAACCCTTTTGTTTTTCCATTGCAGGGTGGTCTAGTTCTTGACCGTTCTACCTTTGCTATGGAACCAGGGATGGCATTAGAGTTAGAAAACTTTGAACCTGACACTGGAGGTGGCTACAGACGTATTAATGGATTTGAAAAGTGGAATACTAATATAGTCCCACAGACAGCTAGTGCTACAGAGCCTGTGTTAATGTCTGCATATTTTTCTGGTAATAATAAAGTTATTGCTGCTAGAGGTACAAGTATTTATGAAGCAGCTAGTGGTAGTGGTTCTTGGACAAGCATTGATAGTGGTAGAACCAATGCCATACGTTATTCTTTTGACAGATATAACTTAGCTGGTACAGAAGTTATTGTATGGGCTGACGGTGCTAATAATGCTACTAAGTATGATGGCACAACTGTAACGGATCTTAGTGCTACAGGTGCACCAGCTAATCCTAAGTTTGTAAAACATTTTAAAAATGCTTTGTTCTTTGCTGGTATGTCAGCTTCACCAGAAGAGGTTGTATTTACTGCACCATATACAGATAATGACTTTAGTGCAGCTAATGGTGCAGGTTCAATACGAGTAGACAGTAAGATTACTGCACTGTTCCCTTTTCGTGATGAGCTTTATATCTTTGCAGAAGAACGCATTTATAAACTTGTAGGTAATACTATTGCAGACTTTGTGATGCAACCTGTAACAAGAGACATTGGTTGCCTTAACGGTTTTACTGTGCAAGAAGTTGCTGGTGAAATAATCTTCTTAGGTAGAGATGGTTTAAGGACTGTTGCTGGTACAGCTAAAATTAATGACGTTGAGCTTGGCACGATTAGTAGACCCGTCCAAGAATTATTTGAAGGTGAGACTGACGTTGATGACTTTAATAGTTTAGTTATATCAGATAAAACTCAGTATCGTATTTTCTTTTCTAAACCTAATAGTCAAACACAAGCACAAACATCTGGAGTCATTGCAGTAAGAAAAGCTCAAGGTTATGAGTTTGCTAAACTAAAAGGTATTCAACCATCTAGCACTGACTCTGCAAGTGTTCAAGGTGATACGTTTATTATTCATGGTGGATATGATGGGTATATCTATCGACAAGAAAAAACAAATAAGTTTGATGGTACAAATGTTATAGGACGTTATCGTAGTCCTGACCTTACTGCAGGTGACGCAGGTATACGTAAAAACTTTCAAAGAGTTATTATTAACTACTCACCAACAGGTATAGTAAACTCTGATTTATTTTTAAGATATGACTATGAAGATCCTAATGCACCTAGACCAGCAGCTTATCCCTTTGACTCCACAAAAGTTGTAGCTATCTACGGGACTTCATTATATGGAACTGCTACGTATGGTGGTCAAACAAACCCATTAGTAAGACAGCCAGTAGAAGGATCAGGTTTTGCTGTAGCACTTCGTGTGGTTGATAACGGAGAATCCTCACCATACTCACTAAAGGGTTTCCAGCTAGAATTTGATGTAGG